GGAGAAATAAAAGATGCAATACTTTAAGAGAAAATATTTAATGCAAACGTCAAATAATCCTGACAATCCGCGCAAGAATATTTGCGGCTTGGCTATAGCTAAGATTTTAGGCGTCGAAGAAAAAACGCTTTACCTTCACACTTGGCCGGATCTTAAACGTGCTATTGGATCTTTGTATGGTTTCCGTAGCGTAAAGACTGCAGTGCATTGCAAAAAAGATAGTACGGTAGGAAGCTTGCGCGGCAAGATTGAAGAGCATTTTAAAACGCACGGTGATGTAGTGCTTTATGTAGTGCGCGTTGAGGGCCATGTATTAGCGCTGGGGCCGCAAGGTCAAACGTGGGTGGATACTGCGAAGCGCAAACGTGACAGGCGCAAGGTTCTAGACGTTTATGGCGTGTATTTGCCGGTTGGCAACAAAAAGAAATTGGCTGAAATTGCTAAAAGATGGGGCATGGATTGATGCAAACATTTACTTTTGAACAAGCCAAAGCTGCTTACTTTAATGAAGACGCAGCGGAGTTATCCCTTGCCAGTGAACAGATGATTGACGATCTGGCTGTATGGCTTGAGGATAATGGATATGACAGCGAATACGTTTATCGGCTGCATGATTATGGGCTAGAGGAAATGCGCTGCTTGATGGCAGAGGCAGCGATAGAGTTTGCGGAGCATTTGAAATGAGATTGACAGGCAAAAGCATGTGGTACGTTGCAACAACCAATGTTGCAAATGAGCAACACAATCAGAGCTGGTATCTTGATGTTGAATTAGCGCTTGATCGTGTCAAAGAATTGGCCCTAAGTGGCTACAGGGTTATTATTGAAGAGGAGATTAACCATGTCGAATATTAATGTAGATAAGTATGTCATCAGCCTGTACGATTACACAGGCGAGGCTCTCAAGCCGTGGGCAGAAGCAGGGTATAGCTGCCTTGCCTTTGATATACAGCACGACGATACAGTCACAGATGTGTATGGCAGCGGTGGCAGCATCAAGTATGTCAAAGCAGATCTGCATGACCAGAATGTGCTCAACAATATTGCTGTCAACCTGCAGTTTGAAAACGTTGTCTTTGGCATGGCCTTCCCTGTCTGTACAGATCTGGCTGTATCAGGTGCAGCACACTTCAAGCGCAAAGCAGAGAAAGACCCCGACTTTCAGATCAAAGCATCAAACTATGCAAAGATGTGTGCACAGCTATTTAATGAGCTTGGGGTGCCTTTCTTTATTGAGAACCCTGTCTCTAGATTGGCAACGCTGTGGCGCAAACCTGACCACTGCTTTCACCCGTATGAGTATGGTGGCTATATCTGCAAGAGCAATGCTGAGCACCCAACATGGCCTGAGTATATTGCACCCCGTGATGCTTATCCTAAAAAAACATGCCTATGGACAGGTAATGGCTTTACTATGCCATACCGCTTACCAGTAGAGCCAGAGCAGGGCTACAGCAAGCAACATCGTAAGCTTGGCGGTAAATCAATGAAGACTAAGAACATACGCAGCGCAACGCCCCGTGGTTTTGCTAGTGCAGTGTATTATGCAAATGGAGTAACGGTATAATGAACATATCTAATGAAACATTTCTTGAGTTATCTGCAGAGATTGCAGAAGCATGGATGAATGACGCATACCTTGATGACATCTATGTTGAGGATGAGAACGGTGATGAGCGCTACACAGAAGAGGCGCAGGATCGGTTCAACGATATCTTAGATGAAGTGCAAGCCATCTTAGAGGGCTATGTAAGAGGGGTGACAGCATGAAGGATCACTGGGTTATTAGATATGATGGCTTGTGTTGTGGTGAGTGGGAGACAACATGGGAAGGGCATACTGATCTACATGATGCCGTTCAACATTTGAAAGAGCTAACAAAGGCTGGATGGCGTAATGTTTTTATGGAATATGATCCAGAACCAGAGGAGTATGAAGAATGAAAACATACGATCTTAAATTGACGCATGAACAAGTGAGAACGCTTCAAACAATTCTTAATCAGGATATTGAAGATACTATGATTGCAGAGCCAGAGATTGAAGATTTTCACTGTACCCGTACAATGAGGTATTGGCTGCACAGAGCAGAAGTATTAGATGCACTCAATCAATTGCGTAAGCAAATAAGAGATGAGATCATTGATGCATAGTTATTTGTATAGACTAGGCATTGCCACCTCTGTCTGGTTTAACGTACTGCTAGGCGGTTCCTCGAACCAAACTTTTAGTGCACGTAACTATCAGTGGCAAAAAGATCACAGGTTTAACTTGGTATTTTTGATCGACTTGATCTGTGGAAAAGGGCATTGTATGACATGTTGGTCATATTGGATGATTAGAAAAGGAAAATGGTAATGACTAATCAAAAACAAACTATCTTGAAGCACCTTAAAACTGCAGGTTCAATCACAGTGCGTGAAGCTCTGATTGAATACAGCATAAGCAGCTTGACCAAGCGTATCCAAGAGATGCGTGAAGAGGGCTACGACATTCTATCTATGAAAAAGTGGCACCCTGTCACCAATCAACGGTATGTGCGTTACTACCTACAAGGTTCACCTAAATGATCTATCGTGTATGGCTTAGTGATGCTAAAGGTTTTGACTTCTGTTACATCAGCACGAAGAACCGTCTTGAAGTAGATAAATTATTGGAGAAGTATTCTAAATGGGAAAACGTCAAAGCAAGGGTAGTGCAGTGTGAACAGCGCAACAAAAGAAGGATGTTTGTACGAAAAGGGAAAAGTATATACCCCGAGAAACTGCATATCAGTGAGGAAGCTTATGTATTCTCTGAAAAGACAGATAGATGATCTAGAGTGGGAAGGTGACTTTAAGCGCGCTGATTTCCTACGCACAGATCTGGCGCATATAACTGAGTTAGATAAGAAAGGTGATGTATGGTTTCCTTCATTTTAAATTATAGCATCGTGTTATTAATTTGTGCTGCTTATGTAATTGGTTTTGTTGCTTTGATGTTTACTAGCAATGAGGAGCTAAGCAGTGCAAAGCGAAAAGGATTGCGATAACCCTCACGATGATGCGTCACACTGGGCGGGCAACATGCCCCCCAGTAAAAAAGGAGACAAGGACAATGAGAAAAGTAAAGATCCCAAAGGCGACAGACAAGGTAAGTAAGCTTATTGATTACTACCTGCACAGCCCTGCCTTTGCTAAGCTCAGCCCTCGCAGCCAGAAAGATTATGAGTATCACTTGGCTAGAGTTAATAAATCTATTGGCAGTAAGGCTATCGAAGATGTTACAGCCGGTATGCTAAACAAATCCTATGAGAAGTGGGAACAAGATCACGGCATACGCACAGCTAATTACACAAAGTCTGTACTGTCTAGGGCATGGAAGTACAGTATGTCCAAGGATGTCATGCGCCATAACCCTGTGAGCCTCATAGAGACTAGCACAGAGCGTAAAACAAAGACTAAGTGGGATCGGGCATCTGTAAAGACCTTCCTCACTACAGCGTACAGCCAGTGGCGTTGGCGTAGCATTGGGTTGATTGTTCACATGGCATATGATTGGGGTCAACGTACTGGTGACATGCGTACCCTGACATGGGATACATTAGATCTGGATCAATGCCGCATGGATCTAACACAATCTAAGCGGGGCGCAGATGTGCACCTGCCTATCAGTCAGAACCTCTGCAAGATGTTACGTGAGCAACACAAAGATTTTGGCTTTCAAGATTACGTTGCACCAAAGGTATCACTGGATCGTGGGCAGGTTAGACGCTACGGCTTGAATGAAATAGCGCCTCTTATCAATGAGGTACTGGACGAAGCTAATCTACCTAGAGAGCTTACAGCTATGTCGCTGCGCCGTACTGCCGTTACTGAAATGATGGAAGCAGGGGTTGACCTAGTGGGTATCATGCAAGTAACAGGGCATGTGAACCCTGCATCATTGAAGCCTTACATGGTCAATACATTCAGTGGTGCAAGCAGAGCTTTAGCAGCAAGAGGTAACGATGATGAAGATTCGTAAATATGTAGGTGATCTATGCCTGACTACGGGTGAGAACCATCGTGGTAACTGTCCTGTGTGTGGTGGGCGTAATACGTTCACTGCAACCAACGACAATGGTGTAGTAAAATATAACTGCTACAAAAATACCTGCACTATCGGTGGTTTTATCCACACTGATTTGACTGCTGCAGAAATAATGATGATTATGCGACAAACTGCAGAGCAAAAACGACATAGGGAGAAAGAGACTATGGAGAT